TTACAAAGGCTTTTAATAATGGAGAAATAAACTCGAACACCGATATAATAAGAATAATTTAAAAACAAATAAAATGAAAACAAAAATTAAACAAAATATTTTTGGATCATGGAGAGTTATGTATTCAAAAAAAGAAAATACATTCGAATACAAAGATTTCTCCACCAAAGAACAAGCAAAAGAGTACGAACAAAAACTAAAAACACAATAATATGGGATACACAACTTTATTTAATGGTAAGTTGGCTTTTGATAAGCCACTTACCTACGAACAGATAGAAACAATTAATGAATTTTCAGAGCAACGACATGACCGAGATGATGCATCTCTGGAGGTGTCAGTATTGCATGCAAGAAATAATCCTGACTATATTTGGTTTCATAACCCTATATGGTGTCATTGGATCATAACCGATGATGGCAAACATCTTGAATGGAATGGATGGGAAAAGTTTTATGACTATGAATATTGGTTGAAATATTTAATAAACAAATACTTTGTATCTTGGGGTAGAAAACTAAATGGGACCTTAACTTATATAGGGGAATGTAAAACCCAAATGGGCCTAATCGAGGTCAATGACAATCAAATTATTTTAAAACAAGCGAAGGTAACATTTGAAAAAGATAAATTAATATGTTAACAAGAATAACTAAACACAAAAATAGAGTATATAGTTTTTTGATAAAGCTAGACTCTGAATGTAGGGACCTGCGTTTTGAACTGAATGAACAAAACCAGGACGAGAAGGTTAAAAGTATTATCTTTAAAACAAATCTTCAAAAGAAATATAGAAGGTATCTTAAAATTCTGAACCGATGATAAAGTTTCTAGAGAAAATATTTGGCAAAGAAGATAATCGTATAGTTCCTCCACAAATAAAAAACGAGGACTATGAAAAACCATTTGATGATGTACGTATTTCTGTCTTAAGATCAGACTACGAGGAGTTGAAGAAACAACTGCTTAAGAACAAGACAACCATACGTAATCTCAAGAAAAAAATTGCTTCTTTAAAAAAGAGGTGATGTGTTGTTTATGATTAGTTCAAGGGGCATTTCGGTGTCCCTTTTTTTTGATTTTGATATAACGTAAATAACTATTATATTCGTATAATTTAATTTAATTTAATTTAATCTTGAAAATACAACTCGTAGAAAAATATCTAGATGCTGTCACTACACATTCTAGATTAACCAAAGAAGAAATCTTTTCGAAGACAAAGCAAATGCATATTGTACAGGCACGTAGAATTTTATACTACCTCTGCATTCAAAAGGGCATGACAATCAATGAACTTATGTCTTATCTAAAACAATTAAACTTTGATATACCATATACATCTGTACGTAATGGGATAGAAGAGGTAAAAAAGCAGGTCCAAACGGATTCTGATCTTGCCGAAATAATATATAACCTTCAATAAATTGAAAGAAAATCTTTTGGAAACTTTATTTCTTCAAGCAAGTAATGATCCTGTTACTAAAAACACAAGTACAAATGAATACAAATCATATATGTATAAAGGTGTGCAGATAATAAAAGAGAATGAAAAGATTACAATATACAATCCATCAGAAATGGATTACTATACGGAGATCGATAACCTAGATGTATTTAAAGATGGGTGGATTAGTGGAGTTCTTCGTATAACAAAACAAAAATATTTAGATAAACTTGAAACAATAAAAACCGAGATAGCCTATGAAATGAACAACAATAAAAACTTCTCTAAAATCTCCGAGCTGCGAGAGGACAGAGACCGAATCACAAAAAAATATAGAGAAATTAGTAACAAATTAAAAACAATAACTCATGAGTAAAAATATAACCTCAAAACTTTTTGCCGTCCAGCAAGAGATTGGCAGTGTTTCAAAGGATAAAAAGAATCCTTTTTATAATAGTGAATACTTTGATATAAATAAATTAATCGAGCATTGTACTCCATTATTTCAAAAGCATAAAATATTATTACTGCAACCTATAAGACAAAGTGCGGTGTGTACAATATTAAGATGCGAAGAAACGCAAGAGGAAGAAACAAGTTGCCTTGATCTTCCTAACAATATAGATCCTCAAAAAATCGGATCGGCTATAACTTTTTACAGGAGATATACCTTACAAAGTTTGTTAGGACTTCAATCAGAAGACGACGATGGAAACAAAGCGATCCCAAGAAAACCTTCTTCAAATAAAAGTAAACCTATAACTGCGGACGATAATTTTTTAAGCAATGGATAAAAAGAAAATAATAGAAAAACTTCGTGATGATACAGAATATTATCATGGACTAGGTAAAGAATACTTTAGTGCCTCGAGCCTAAAACAATTATTAAAAGAACCCGGGCAGTTTGGTGTGACTACTAAAGAAACTGAAAATGTAGTTCTTGGTTCTTACTTTCACACTTGTGTGCTTGAGCCACATCGTAAAAAGGAGTACGAGATATGGACAGAAACTGAAATCAGGTCCAAAGCTTACAAGGAGAGGATTGCTGAACTTGGCAAGGATTGGATGATGAAAACTTCTGATGCAGAAAAAGTTCATGAATGGGTAGACTACTTCAACAAACACACAAAGTTTGAAAAACTTATAAAAGAGAAGGGTGTTAAAATTGAAGAGCCTGAATTAAAAACTTTTAACGTAAATGGTAAACAATATACCATCAAAGGGAAGGCAGATCTCATCACATCTGAAAACAGAATCATTGATTTGAAAACAACTAATGATGAGAACGAACAATTGTTTAAACACAATGGGAAAAAGAATTGGCACTATGACCTTCAAGCGTACATCTATAGTGAACTTTGGAATATGCCTGTTACATTTGTCGCTTTCTGTAAGCAACCCTTTGTTACGGAAGCAGGTGTAACTTATCATAAGATATACGTTTGTCCTGTATCAGAAGAATCTTTACTTGAGGGAAAAAGAAAATTAGCTTTAGCTATGAGCATCTATGAGGAATGGCATGGACCTAATAGTAAATGGAACGTACACATGCCTATTGAATTAACATTTTAAAATAATAATTATGAGTGAAAAATATGAACATAACAATGGTAGCGGAACTCTTTTTAGAAATTCTTACAAGGAAGAAGGAGATAATAAACCTAATTATAAAGGTGATTTTAAAACACCAAGTGGTGAGCTGCTCTCTATATCAGGGTGGATTGCCACCGATAAAGAAACAGGTGAAATGAAAAAAGATAAGAATGGTAATGCATTTATAAATTTAAGTATCGAGGAGCCATATGTAAAACCTCAGCCAAAGGTAGAGGATCCGCCTGCAGATGAATTGCCACCGAAGGTTGATGATGACTTACCATTTTAAACAATAGTGTTGATTGTGTTTGTTTTACTCCTGCTATAGTGCGTCTTTCTTAATATTTAAATATTTTATTTTCTTTTACGCACGAGGAGTAAACGAGCACTTTCGACACTTTTTAATAACCACAATACATAGGAAGACATAAACAAGCACAGAACGAGCACAAATATGACACGGATAGTTACTATATTCAAAGATATACAAACAATAACTGAACCTTTTTACAGACCTGTTGAGTTTATACTCAATAGAATTAAAGAAGGGGCATCAAGTGAATTAGTCAAGAGCATAAGAAAAGAGACAGATAAAGAGAAACGTAATGAACTAAAAAAGAGACTACCATCTATTGTATTTCAGGGAAAGTTTTCTAAAAGATCAGATGTTGCGTTGATAGAGTCTTCAGGCCTTATGATTCTAGACTTTGATGGGTATACAAAAAAGAAAGACTTAATGTCTGACAAAGCCAAGTTCTCTAAAAATAAATATGTATACTCCGTATTTATTAGTCCTTCTGGAAAAGGATTAAAAGTATTAATAAGAGTACCGCAAGACCCTGACAACTACGTGGGTTACTTTTTGTCTTTAGAAAAGCATTTTAATTCTGCATACTTTGACAAGACTACAAAAAACATAAGTCGTGTATGCTATGAATCATATGATCCTTTAATATATATAAACGACAAGTCATTAGTTTGGGAAACCAAAGAGGATATATCATACAAAGAAGTAAAGGTAAACCAAGATTTTAAAACTATACCCATTACAGACGAAACAAAGATAGTTGACATACTTGTGCGGTGGTGGACAAAAAAATATCCTATGATCAAAGGACAACGTAACCAAAACGCATATGTATTAGCTATGGCATTCAACGACTTTGGCATCAACAAACATACTGCTAGTTTAGTTCTCCGTCAATATCAAGCTACCGACTTTGGAGCTGCTGAAATCGAGACTACAATTAAGTCTGCATACTCACATACTAAAAACTTTAACACAAAGTATTATGAGGATGAAGAAAAGATTAATGACATTCAACAAAGGCTAAGACGTGGTGAGTCAAAAAAAGCCGTCCGCCAACATCTCGAGGAGTCGATGTTGGACACGGAAGTTATTGACTCCGTTCTTGAAAAAGCCGAAGAGGATAACTCGGTAAAATTTTGGACAAAGAATGACAAGGGTGTTATCAAAACAATACCTCTAATATTTAAAAAGTTTTTGGAAACAAATGGCTTTCACAAATATTGTCCAGAAGATCAGAAGAACTATGTCTTCGTAAAAGTTAATAACGGACTCATAGAACATACAAACGAAAAAGAGATCAAAGATTTTATTCTTGACTACTTAATGACTCTCGATGATATTTCTATTTATAATTACTTTGCCGAACAAACAAGACTATTTAAAGAGGATTATTTAACTCTTCTTTCTACTATAGATATATTTTTTATGGAGGATACTAAAGATGTAAGCTATCTATACTATGAGAATTGTGCAATCAAAATATCCAAAGAAGATGTAGAGACAATAGATTACTTAGAACTTGATGGCTACGTATGGAGAGATCACGTCATCAACAGATCCTACGTTGATTGTAAAATAAAAGACTGCGACTACAAAAAATTTATATCTAACGTTTGTGATCAAAGCCCGGAACGAATCAAGACAATGGAATCTACTATAGGATATATGTTACACTCTTATAAAAACGTAAGCAATTGTCCTGCGGTAATCCTTAATGATGAAGTTATTTCTGATACTGCGAATGGTGGAACAGGAAAAGGTTTGTGGCTCCAAGCATTGGGACACATGAAGAAGCTTGTCATGATAGATGGCAAGGCTTTTAACTTTGAAAAGTCTTTCCCATATCAGTTAGTTTCTGCCGATACACAAATACTTGTCTTCGATGATGTAAAGAAAAATTTTGAGATAGAAAGATTGTTTAGTGTAATCACAGAAGGATTGACATTAGAGAAAAAAAATAAAGATGCAATCAAGATACCATTTAGTAAGAGTCCCAAGATTTGTATAAGTACCAATTATGCATTGCGTGGTAGTGGTAATTCATTTGCTAGGAGAAAGTGGGATCTTGAACTGAGTCAGCATTACAATAAAATACATACACCTATTGATGACTTTAATAAATATCTTTTCGGAGATTGGGACAACGAAGAGTGGTGTCAGTTTGATAACTACATGATTAAGTGTACGCAACTATTTTTAAAGAATGGGCTTATGACAAGTGACTTTGTAAATCTTAATATTAGAAAACTCATTATGGAAACTAATCCAGAATTTGTCGAGTGGTGTGGTCTAACTCCAAAAGGATCTGATCCCAACCCATACCTAGTTACCAATGAGTGGTTCTATTCCTATGATTTGTATCGTCAGTTCATTGAAGACAACCCTGAGTTTGGTAAGCTAAGTTTAAAACCAAGGACATTTAACAGGTGGATAGTATCCTATTGTATGTACAAAGAAGGTCTAGAACCTGAGAAAAAGAAGACTAACAAGAAGACAATGATGCGTATTCGTCCTCGATCAGAAGGTATATCGCAACAAAAACTTATGTAAATAGGGGGTATCTAGGTATCACTTGACCCGAGAAAGTGTCTTAGAACGCATCTATGAGGGTCAAAATTTTAAAAATATGAGGAAAATAACACTTTTAGACTTATTTTCGGGAATCGGAGGATTTCACCTGGGCTTTCAAAACGCAGGATATAAAGTCAAATCTTTCAATTCTGAGATAGATAAATATGCGAACGCCGTATATAAATATAACTTTAAAAATAGTACATATGTCGGACCAGTTGAAAATGTTCGAGGATCAGAGCTACCTCGAATCGATGCAATCACCTTCGGAAGCCCTTGCCAAGACTTTAGCTTGGCTGGAAAACGTAAAGGCATGCAAGGAAATAGAAGCTCCCTTATTGCTCAAGCAATTCGACTCATCAGCGAATGCAAACCAAGTTTTTTTGTTTGGGAAAATGTTAAAGGAACTTTCTCCTCAAACTCTGGCGAAGACTTTTGGGCAATTATCCAAGCCTTCACCAACATTGGGGGTTATAGACTCGAATGGCAATTGCTTAATACAAAGTGGTTTCTACCCCAAAATAGAGAGAGAATCTACCTTGTCGGATATCTTGGAGACGGAGGTGGACAACAAGTATTTCCTATCCAAGGAGACTCAAGAACGACTCAAAAGTTACAAGGACAACAAGGAAGTGCCCTTACAATCCGAGCAAGATACAACGCCCGGGGCGGCGGATCGTACGTTATTGAACGTAAACAGCCTTCACAAGAAGTGAATATAGTAGCAATGCGTGGTCGAAACCCTGATAATCCTTCTGATAGAACTAAAGGCACTTACCTCGAGCAGACAATGGAGCTGAATACACAAGGAACTTCAAATGCTCTAACTCGTGTACACAAGGATAACTATGTTGTCTCAGGAACTTTGAGAACTCATAACGATGGCAAAGGTTTTAGAGAAATAAAGGATGGCGACGCTCCATGTATACCTGCAAGAGCTAGAGAAGATGGATCAGGACAACCGATTATTGGCACAGACAATACCATACGCAGACTTACACCATTGGAGTGTGAAAGACTCCAGGGGTTTCCTGATAATTGGACTGCGATGGGTACCGATGGATCTATATCGGATACTCAGAGATATAAAATGTGTGGCAATGCAGTAACTGTAGATGTTGTTACTGCTGTAGCAAACAATCTAAAAAACGTTATATGAAATTCAGAGAGTACCAATTAAGAATTATACATCATGCAACATGCATACTTAAAAAATATGGCTTTGTCTATCTTGCAATGGAAGTACGTACAGGAAAAACATTTACAAGTTTAGGTATATGCGCAAACACCGAGATCAGAAACGTATTGTTTGTTACAAAAAAGAAAGCTATCTCCTCTATACAAAATGACTATGATAACTTGGGGCCTGACTTTGATATTACAATAATCAACTATGAAAGCCTACATAAAATTAAAGACAAGTATGAGTGTATTATACTTGACGAGGCTCATAGCATAGGTGCTTTTCCCAAGCCAAGTAAAAGAGCAAAAGAAGTTTATCGTTTAGTTTCTGCTAGTAAATGCAAAGTCATATTATTATCAGGCACACCTACTCCTGAATCTTATAGTCAGATTTATCACCAGGTGTATAGTATACCTAACAATCCTTTTAGTCGATACAAAAACTTCTATCGCTTTTGTGATGACCACGTCAATGTTGTGGAACGAAAGATAAATTCACTTTACATACGTGACTATAGCAGAGCAAAGGATACGGTAATGGATGCAATGAAACCATATCTACTTAGTTATACTCAAGCACAGGCAGGATTTAAAGTCAAGACTACTGAAAAAATATTAGAGGTTACTATGCGACCTGTTACCTACCGATTTATCAAACAACTAAAAAAGAACTTAGTTGTTGAAGGTACTAATGAAGTTATACTTGGAGATACCCCAACAAAACTTATGACAAAACTTCATCAGATGTATTCTGGAACCATCAAGTTTGAGAGTGGTAACTCCATGATACTTGATACAAGCAAGGCAGAATATATATATAATTATTTCCAAGGTGAGAAAATAGGTATCTTCTATAAATTTAAAGAAGAGTACAATGCACTCAAAGAAATATATGGTGAACAGTTGACCACTGAGCTTGAAGAATTTAATAAAACAGACAAGAGTATAGCCTTACAGATTGTTAGTGGTCGAGAAGGCATTAGTCTGCGTAAAGCCGTGCGTTTAGTTTATTTTAATATTGACTTTAGCTCGACAAGTTATTGGCAATCTCGTGACCGAATGACAACCAAAGATAGGCTCAACAATGATGTGTATTGGATATTTGCAAAAGGTGGTATAGAGCACGAAATATATAAAGCTGTAATAAAGAAGAAAGACTATACCCTTAGTCATTTCAAAAGGGATTTTTTAAATTAAAATATGACCGAACAACAATTACAAGCCAAGAAGATAAAGCAATTAGAGGATAAGGGCTTCTATGTTATAAAACTAACAACTACAAACAAAAACGGTATACCTGATCTTATAGCATTGAGATCTGATCGTCCAGCTTTGTTTGTCGAAGTGAAAACCCCGAAAGGAAAAGTAAGTCCTTTGCAGAGGTATAGAATAAAAGAACTACAAAAATATGGCTTCGAAGTTGAAGTCTGTCGAGGATTATGATGACAATGTCTACCATACGAACAGCCGTACAGGATGAGTTTAAAATAAATATTAAACGTAAAACTCGTAAACACATATATGTAGTGGCACGTACTATATACTTCAAACTTTGTAGAGATTATACAAACTATAGCTTACAACGTATTGGTTTGACACTAGGTAAAGACCACGCAACTGTGATGCACGCAATTGATAATATATTTGAGTCATGGAACTTTTGTCAGAAATATTCAAAGAGGGATAAAAAATATATTAACATATATGATAAAATTAGACTGCGTATTGGCACAGATTTAAATAGCATAAAGAAAAAAACTGCTATCCCTGTAGATTATAAGGCTCAAGCAGAGTTTTGGAAACGTAGATATTTAAGGAAACATAATAAAAGACGTTATCGGCAAGCACTTATTAACTATAAAAATACCCACCTAAACTAGCTAAATTATTGTTATTATATATTTAAATTGATAATTTAGTTTATATGAGCGAATTTGAATTGACTTCAGTTGAGCGTAAAAGAGTACAAAACATAAACTTTGTAATGAACGATTTGTATACTCTATTACCCTCTATATATGAAAACTTAATGGATAAAGACTATACAGAGGTAAGAAAAAATGTGTCTCTTATGTCACGTGCTTTGAAGGGCGTAAGCGAATCTGTACGCCAAGAAGTTTAGGATTTTATTTTTCTTTTTCTTCTCCTTTGTGTTAGCAGTGTCCTTTTTGTTTTTTTAGGATGTATTCTTTTTGGTAATACACCCGAGGTGGTCTCTTTCTCCCATCTTTTTGCTATCTCTGGAAGAAACTTATACATGTACCGTCTTTGTGCTTGACTTTTAAATGGCATTTTTAAAATCTAGATTTCTTTTTTCTTACAGTAAAACGTGATTTCTTTTTTCTAGTTCTTTTTCTACGTGGCTGATAATTATATAGTTCATCCTTGAGTTGTCTCTTGAGTCTTCTTTCTTCTAATTTAAGTTGTCTTTCAGCTTCACGCTCGTCATAACCCTCCGACTCAGGCCCGAAAGTTTGGTTCCACAACTCGAAGTCATATCTCTTCATGTCAGCCTCACTCTCGTAGCCCTGGAGCATCTCTTCTCTTTGTTTCTTTTTGTTCTTTAATTGCCTTTGTGCTTTGGCTAAATCACCATATAAATTTTTAAGGACAATGTTTCTTACATCTTTGTATAATGGTATCAAACCTAGGTTACCCATAATTTCTAGAGGTAGTCTGATTTGTTGTTCTTCAATCTGCCTTTCTCTTGCTTCTAAGGTTTTCTTGGGCTCTTCCGTGAGAACTTTTATCAACAGATCTGTTGTACCAACTAAAGGTCCGTAAGCTGCGAGTACCCGTTTCAAGAAGTCACCTGCATCTGTTCCTCTTGCTCCTTTATTTCTAGGAATTATATTGTATTGTAATGCGTCTCTAAACTCGTTATATTCACCGTCTCGCAGGAACTCTAGTTGAGACTCATTGAACTCCTCGACGCCATAATTAACAATAGCCTTTGTAGCGTTACCAAAATCTCTACCTAGAGTAAGAGAAGTAAATGCAGACAAGAGTGCTTGTCCAAATAACTGTGGAAAATCTTTTATTTTATCAGGAGCAGTTGGATCAAAATCATCATCGTCTTCAGTAAATAAAGAACCTAAACTTTCAGCCATAACTGTACCTATCATGCTATACAATACCATACGGGTCATTACCCCCCCGACTAAGGCTCCTCCTTGTTTAGGTGAAAGCTCGCCTTTACCTAACAAGTTAGCAACCCCTGTTCTTGCGGTTATATATTCAAAGATTAGGAAACGAGTCATGAAGTTATTGAAGTTATTAAAACCCCTTATAAAAACACTCTGATTAGGTTTAGCTCTACCTTTTAACATACCCATGAAAGGATTGTCTGTTGCCCCAGCCATCACTGTTTTCTTATCTGCTAATTCACGTGCAGCTTTGATTGCTTCGGAGTTTTCATTCATGTAAGTCTCATCATTAGCAGCAATCTTACTAAAATCAGGTTTCTTGCCAGCTATTTTTTGAAACTCTGATTCAAAGTTCCCGAACCAAAGAGGTCTCATTACTAGTTTATCAGGTGTTGATATTAGTTTGTCTGCAACAAACTCAACACCATTAACCCATTTTTTTCCTGTTTTGTTCCAATATTTTAAAATAGTGTCTTCTATTCCTGATACCGCTCCTTGTTGTCTCGGCGTGTCTTTCTTTTGCAAAACGGATGGGTCTAAAAATTTACCTGATATGTCGCCTTCTGAGTCATATATTCTTGTGGTTTGCGAACTGCCCGTATTACTTAATACCTCTACACCTTGTTCTGATCCAGAAAGTTTTGACAATTTCATACCTGCAATCATAGCTTTTGGATCGGTAATCATAGCAAATCCAAAGTTTGATGTGAATTCTGCAATAAAACGACCTGCACCTGCAAGTATTGTTCTATACCCCGTTCGTGAAAGGAAAGATGTAATCTCATCCGCCAATGAAGTTTCACCAAAAGAGTTGTAAGCTAAGTCATTAACTGATTCATTGAATGCAAAACGTATCGCATTGAATATTTCTTGTTGCTCAGCAGTAGTGTTTTCATTGTCATCTAAAGCTTTCTCTGTTAGGTTTAGTGTCTTACGTCCTGTTCTTATAGGATCGGTAAGATAATAGTCCATTAATAAAAACTTCGTGCCTCTTTGTACAGATGCATAGACATCAAAATTTAATGGTGAAACCGCACCCGTCCTTTCTATTAAAGACTTGGCTTTTGTAGACGGCATAAGCACTTTAGTAAAGGTTTCGAAAAATGATTTGTCGCCTATTAGATCTTTGTTAGTGACATCTTGTTCAACGTTCAAATGAACATAATTGCTCAACGGCTTTATACTTTCACCTCTAATTATGTTTGCTGTAAAGACTGCCTTCTCGGTATTTTCTGCATTGATATCTTCAATAGTTTGTATAGACTGCTTTTCTGCTGTGTTAAAACTTTTGAATAGCTTATCGTTATTTATCTGCCCTTGGTCATTAGTATATTTATCAAGTATATCTTGGAGTATCTTTGCATCTTGCTCTCTAAATCTTGTCTTCCCTTTTTTGATCTGCTTTATAGTTTCTCTTAAAAAATCAGCAGCTTGGTTAACTTGATTGCTTCCAGGATTGCTAAGGTATTCTTTTTGAATAAGATATACCATCTGTTTGTAGGTGGATTCAACAAATCTATTCTGACTATCCCCCAAAGATTTTCTTACAGCCTCACTTGCTTGTCTAAGTTTTATATTAAGCTCTTTACGTTTTTTATTGTAGTCAGCATACGCTCTAGAAATTCTACCAAAGGTTGCCTCATATATATTTTTAGTGGCAAAATCACCAAACAACTGGTCTATGTAATACAAAGGTGAACGTCTAACTAGCTCAACTAGTTTGTTTTTTCTAGTCAACACACCTTTAATCCTAGAATAAATTTTACTCACAGGTAAAATCTTTGCCTTGTTAATACTTGCTTGTACTTCTGCCGCA